CTTTCATTTGAGAAATTGCAGTTGTACGGGCGCTTGTTTCGTCTGCAATCTTTTGATTTAGCTGATTTGTGGAAGTGGTTAAGTCGGAAGCCACTTTTGATGCAGCCGTTACTGCATCATTAGCCGCAGTTTGTGCATTAGTAGCGGTTGTCTGAGCATTTGTTGCAGCAGTATTTGCCGCAGTAGCCGCCGAAGTTGCGCTTTGAGCCAAAGTTTGTGCGTTATCTGCCGCAGTTTTTGCATTTGTCGCTATACTATTTGCAGTTAAGGCTGTGCTTGCGGCTTGATCTGCGGCATTTTTTGCATTAGCCGCAGTTGCGCCCGCTTCATTGGCAACTTGTTGAGCATTGGTTGCTTGTGTTTGCGCTGTGCTTGCCGCAGTTTGAGCACTTGTTGCTGCTGTTTTGGCATCTGTAGCTACCATCTGAGCATTTGAAGCCGCAGTTTGAGCGCTACTTGCCGCAGTTTGTGCATTAGTAGCCGCTTGCTCTGCTGCCTCTGCAACATTAACAGTATTTTCAATTTTTCCTTGAAGCTCTTTGGTAAGATCACTTTCAGTAATATGTCCAGAAATAAGATCTAATACAGCCTCAGGGTCAGCAATAGTTGTTCCATTAACCCATTCCGACCATGCTCCAACATTACCAATTTTATCTACAATTCGACCACTATAATATTGGATTAGATTTGGCTGTAAGCCTTGAACTTTATGAGTATTAGTTGGATAAGCGAATTGACCTAACGGCGCGATATTACTTACACCATCCGGAGAAACGCGAATTTCAACATATGCTGCATCTTGAGCCCCTACATTAGGAAAACTCCAATCCAACTGCATACCAAACAAAATACCAGTAGCACGGATAAATTCCAGTTTAGGAGGTAAACCCTTTTTACCTACTACTTCAGTAATTGATGAGTAAACTGGTAATGAAGAAACTTCAAATGCTGAAATTGCAGTAACTCGTGCTTGATAATTGCCTGAATAAACTCCCTGCACTTCTAAAGAGTTATTTCCTGTGAGCGGTAAACGAAGCCAAGAACCATTGTCTTTACGCCATTCAACAAGATATTTAACTGCACCTTTTGCTTGTTTCCAAGACAAAATCATTGTTGTGATATTAATACCTTGATTAACTTTATTTTCACTTGTAATTAAAATATCACTTACGGGATCTTGAATAGTTGGATTAATAACTGAAATTGGTACTTCTTCAAAATAGGCCCCACTATCTATTTCATCAAATTTCTTAGAGTTATATTGAATAGCATTAATCGTAAATTTGTTTTTCTCTTCCTGACGAATTGAAATAACCCTAAATTTCATTGTAGCTAAATCTTGAGCATCGATTACCCAAATATTTTCCGCAGCGATTGAACCTAAATCGAATGGTAAAGTGACTGTAATTACACGACCATTTATAGATTGAATAACTCTAGTTTGAGCTTTCCCGTTTTCACCATTAACAACCAAACGATCGCCTGGCTTAGCTACAACATCATCGCGATCAATTGTTAGATTAACTCTATCTTCAGAAATTGCAGATACACGTCCGCCATTAGCACGTCCTGCAAACAATTCATCTGCAATTTCAATAACTCGACCAGGTTGTGGAATCCATCCATCTAGACCAACTTTAAAAGTTACAGTTCTTGTTTCAGACTGTTCAGACTTTAAAGCCCACAAACCAGCACGCTGTGCTTGTCCACGTGAAGTACACCCCCACGCATTTAAATCTAAAATGCGTACTTGACCAGAGTCGGAAATTGCCTGCTCATCTCGAACATATTCATATTCAGTTTTATAATGATTTGCTGGATTATCAAATGCGACTTTTACAACATTATGACGATCACGAGCCCGAGTACCTGAATATTCAAATTCTCCAATCACGTTCGCGCGGGTATACGTAAAATATGTATCTTGTGGAATATCTGCATCACAGATAATACTGTTTCCATCCCAATAAGAGATTGCTCTAAAAATTCCAGCTAATTTTTTTAAGATTTCATAAGCTTCCTCTGCTCTTTGCAAGTAAACGTTACAAGTAAAACGTGGTTCCTGCCCTCCTTGGCCATCAGCTACAGATTCATCACAATATTGCCCAAGACGATATAAAGACCATTTGTCGATCATAAATGGTGTAAGTCGATCACCTAAACCATATCGATCTGAGGTACAAATATCGTAATAAACCCAAGCTGGGTTATTTGAATATGCACTAATAAATGTACCATCCCACATTCCAGCATATGTTCTAGAAACCGGATTATAGTTGGAAGGTAGCTTAATTTTTGTACCCTTACATTCAACTGCGATTTTAGCGACATTGTTAAAGGTCTCTGCATCATATTGCAGACCTAATAGTGCTGTATTCGGATAGCGTAATTTTGCATCAATAACTTCAGTGACAGCCTCAATATACATTTTGTCACTGACATACTCAGAGGTTGAGTTTGGTGTAATACGGCGCACACGAATAAGCCAATCTGAATCAGCTTTTGGTAAGTTAATCCGATGAGCACGCTCATAATTTGCGGAAGTTTTATCAGAGATTTTTGTTTTTAAAACTTCAGTCCAAGGCCCACCATCAGTTTGTAAATCTACTGCATACTCAATCGTTACACCTGAAACATCTCCACTCGTAGCATCTTGAGTTCGTAAAGGCCCCCATTTAAGTCGAATACGTAAAGCATCTAAATCTAAATTTTTAAAAGATTTAACCCATGGAGTACCCGCTTTTAATTCGACATCAATTGCAGTTTCGCTCTCAACAGCAGGAAAACCTTCTATATAGTCTTGGTCATTTGTTCCTGAACGAAAATCAACTTTTACACTTTCAAAATTTAATTTGCCATTGTTATCTTCAAGAGGAGTATTTTCAAGCAAGATAGACTTATTACCGCTTGCTAATCCTTCAATCTCCCCCTCTGCAAGGCCATATAGAATATTTATGCGAGTTTTTGACTGTGCAGAATCAGGAGCGATATTTGGTTGTCGCGCTTGTCCGCTTCCTTTTTTTGAACCTTTTACAATTGACATAATAAATCTCACGCATAAAAAAGGCGCTGATAAGCGCCTATAACAAAACCTATTTTTTGATTAAAGTTGGTCTTCAGGGTACTGACCTGCACTGATAATAAATCCACCAATTTCACGCTGACCATAAAGGACAGGTACAGGATTTCCTTGAGCTACTGTTGTTACAGCACCACCAAAACCTTTATTTACTCGGTTACACTCCTGGTTTTGATCCTGAGTAGTCGATACTCCTGGCATTAACATTGATGCAACTCCCCCCAACATCATTCCGACTCCCGCTCCAAAAAGTCCAGCCTGTACAGCTCCCCATGCTGCAATTGAGGCACCTCCTGTAATAAATGCTGCTGCAACCATCACCACGCCCAACACCACCTGTAATGCCCCACCACCACCAGCACCTACCACACGAGGCACAATATGAATGGTGTCGGCTTGGGTATTCATATCTAACTGATCTTCAGAGATATTATCTCCTGTAATCTGCTGTTTCGAATCTGCATCATAAATTGAGGAATGATTCTTTTTATATCTAGAATTTTTATTATTTAAAAATACGGCAAATTTAAGTCCAGACTCATGAGCACGTAACATAAAACTTTCAAAACCCGGAACTTGAACTGATAATGCACGCATAGCTTCACGAGTATTCACAACATCTAATTGAAATTGCTTTCCAAATTTTTCTGCTAATACACCATATAGTTTGATTGTTTTTAACATGAGATTATCCTGGATTTAATAAAGGAGATATTCAACTGAATACCTCCTCTAAACTTTAAAATTAGAGAGCTTCTGTTGGAGCTTGAGCTTCTTCAATCAAAATAGAGAATCCTGTTTCTCGATTATAAGTCAGGACTAAATTTTCAAGTGTCATACCTTTATTGAATTGAATCGCATTCACTTGATTACTAAATTGAGTTACGACTTCTGCTTCCAGTACTGAAACTTGTTTTGCTGCTTGAGTTGCCATTGAAATTACCTCTTTAGAAAATAAAAAACCTGCGAATGCAGGTTTTAGGGATTTTGCCTTACGGCGGTTTAATTCATTTTTTTATGTCTTAAAATCTTCACGGTTCGATCTAACCATTGTGCTCCATAGATTTCTCTTACAGACTTGCGTCCATAAGGATGGTGAAGAATTAAAGATGAACCAATACATGGTTCTGTCTGCTCTGTTTTAAGTTTTCCTTGGTCACCAAGCCAAATTAATGCATGATTAGGATGTTCTGTGCGTCCTACCCTACAAATAAGCATGTCACCATATTTAGGTTCTGATACTTCATAAAAACCAGCTTTTTTATAATTTTCTAAATATAGTGAGGGATGATCTTTTTGTTCCCACCAAGCATCTTCTCGATCAAAATCAATTAATGAAATATTGAGTTCACGGCTATAAAAATCACGGATTAATGAATAACAATCTTGCCATCCATGATAATAATTACGTCCTACAAGTGGAGCTTTATAACCAGATGGTTCATATATTTGAAAATCAATATTTGGATATGAACAAATCACCCAAGGTTTTTTATGTAATTCAATTTGTGTTAAGTCTAATTCGGAAGCCCGTGTAGTCCCGTCTGGATGACTATGAACATACGCCTGAATTCCCCCCTGATCTTCAATCGTAGATAAATCTTCAGGATGAATTTCAAATTGATCATTTTGAGCAGAAATATTACGACAAGGAATATATTGGCGATCTACAATCACGCCACAGCATTCAAGTGGATAGCATTCATCAGCATGCACCATAATTGCTTTTTTAATTTTTGCTGAAAGTTTCATAATGGACCTGCTTTACGTCAAGTTTGAAGCTGGAAAGCCGCCGTAAGATAAAGGCTGATTTTCACCAAAATGCAACCGACAATCTCGCAAACGACCTCCACACTTATCTTGGGCTGGGTCATCAGTGAGTTCACCTTTTTCTGTATACATTGCCGTGCCTGTATAGCCACACTCTTCACCTCGATAACGTCCTTTACAAGCCCATTCGCAAAGTGAAGTAATCTGCCTAACAGGGATTTCTCGCCCTTCATTATCTATCGGATTAGAAAGTTCAAATGTGACTTGCTGAGCATTTTCAGACGTTTTCTGTTCTATGTACCAAATCTGTTCTTTTGATTCATTTGCTGCATTTGTATTACCAGAAGAAAAGTTTGAAGCATCTAAATATTTAGCCATTGTGGTAATGACTTTTAATTTAGCATCAGCGAAATCTTTAAATTGTAAACAATAAGCTGAAACAGCTCCTTGAATACCATTAATATTATTTGCAATTGCTAAAGTTGGACTAGATGCTTTTCCATCCGAACGCAATTCTAATTCAGATACTTTAATTGCTAATGGTTCATAAGTTTCACCTTGCCAAATAATATTTGGCTTCCATTCACCATTATCTTTAAAACTAGAATGGCCATGAAATCGCAAAATACCCGCACCAAGATTTCTTGCATCTAACTCATAAAGAGTAATTATTCCATCTACTTCAAGTTTTTGAAAATCACTGACGAGAGACATATTTGTTTCCATAAAAAAAGCCCCTTTTAAGGGGCTCATAAGTGAACAAGTATTTAAGGATAATAAACTTGGGTAAACGTTGTAGTAATGCGCCACCAACCACCACCTAAATGGACAGGTTGATATTCACCCACTTTTACACGTACTTCACCATCTAACGGCGAATCCCAAAGGAATGATTTTGAACCCTTATGTAGGTCAAAAAAGTTTTTGATCTCTATAATATTTTTTTCGACATCAGTTTTAGTGTATTGCCACTGCCGAGAACAATTATTAATACCAATACTTACGGTTTGTTCATAACCATCCCCAAAATTCGTATTTAAGACATTAAATGTATTTTTTTGGGAGTTACCATCTAAATCTTGATTCCAAGTAAACTTAAGTGTACTCATAAAATATTCCTAAAATATATAGAGAAGCTATTTAAATATTTATTCACATAATATTTACGTGACAAATAAGTTATTACTTAACCTATTAAAAATAAAAGACCAAATGAGATTTATTAGAATAATT